GGCATGAAGCATTCATTTGCGATATCAGCCAGCACCCTGTAGTTTGGTGCGTGCCCCTGTTTGCTCGCCGTGATGTCGGTGCGGATCACAGCGTATTGATAGGGTTTCCGCGCAGTATCCAGGAATGGGACAATCGTGGTTTCCACCCAGTAAAAGCTGCCGTCCTTTTTGCGGTTCCGGACCTCGCCGCGCCAAACCTCGCCGCGCGCGATGGTTGTCCACAATTCGGCGAAAAACGACTTGGGGTGGTAACCGGAATTGACGATGCGGTGATCCTGCCCGAGCAGTTCCTCGCGGGAATACTGACTGACCTCGCAAAACTTGTCGTTGGCGTAGATGATCTTGCCGGTGCGATCGGTAATCGCCACGATCGAGTGCTGATCCAGGGCAAATTTCTGGGTCTCCAATTCCAACAGGGTTTTTTCGAGAGTGAGCGCGCGTTCCGCCAGCTTCTTCTCGACCAACACGGTCAATTTGTCGCCTGCCGAACCGCTGCCAACGTCGCCATCTCTGCTCGCGAACTCCTTGAACTCGACCACCTTCGGCAAAGACTCCATAAACTCCCTGAACCAGACATAGGGAGTTTTGGCGGGCTTGCCTTCTCCGAACTCGATCGGGGCTTCGGCGGGCAGGGCCTCCATGAACTCTTGCAGCCCGGCATCGACCATGGCTGGCAGCAACTTGCCTATCAGAATGCCGGTTTTTAAGAACTGCTTGATCTCGCCCTTGCGGGCCTCGGCCGCTCGCTTGCGATCGCGCTCGGCAAATTCGGCCTCTACCCTTTTTCTGGCCTCGTCCTCGGCTTTGGTCACGGCCTTGGTCACGGCCGCCTGCAAATCGGCCTCGTTGAATGTTCCTGGTTGTGGCATGGGGTTCTCCTTTTCAGTGGACGTTATGGACGGGGTGGACGACGTGGACGTTGATGGAATGTCCACGTCGTCCGCAAAGTCCATGTTGTTTAAATCCTTAATCAGCCAATCGCGTATTCGCTGGTAGGCTTGGGTTATCGGGCCGGATTCTTCGCCGAACTCAAAAGTAATGGCATTGTCGCCGGCCTCGAACTTGAGATCAGCCAGCCCTTTGACCGCCGGCGGCATGGCGCCCAGGAATCCGACGTGCCGCAGACGACCGTCCGGATAGAAGGCTGCGGAGCGCTTCTTGAACATGCCGGTTTGGACCATATTGCCGAACTCCGGCACCACGTCCTTGAACTGGGCGAGCAGCCGGTCGCCTTCCTTTTTGAGCCCTGAGACCCAGCCATAGGCCGGGGCATTGTCGGCCGGATGGCCGATCACGGCCGGCGGCTCATGCTCGGCAGCGTTAAAAGTGGCCACAGCTCTATCAAGCAGAGCACTGCCGTCATGCACCCGGCCGGTGCTGTCGGTCTGCTTGCCACCCTTAAAAATCTCGATCCAGCCATTGAAACCTTTGAACTCAGGCATTGTGTTCTCCTTTTGTGGGCGGGTTTAAAACCCGCCCCTACATAAACCGTGTTAAAACCCTGTTTAAAATCGCGCCATTTTAACGCTGACTGCCCGGTTCGCACATCGGGGCGCTTCCCGCCTGTAATCGTTCTTAGAGGCTCTGGGCTACTCCAGAGCCGCTCGGATGTGTTTTTCCGACAGTCGCATGATCATCTCCCTATCGCGAGCTGCCAGCCGCAGACCTGTCCCGTCGTTCTCTGCCAGATAGGGCCGGGCCGGGATCATCACCCGTTTCGATTTACGGCCGGCCGGTCCGCCGAACTGATGGATAGCACCATAAGGGATATGGCCGCCGACCCCGATCACCACCTGGTTCTTATCAGCCTGGTAGTGAATGGCCTGCTCGAGATCGCCCCGGCCGATCAGAATCTTTTTACCAGCCAGCCACTTTTTACCTTTAGCCTTGAGATCGCCTGATTTCTTAAAACCCTTCCGTTTAACCAGCCCGGCGGTCAGAGTTGCCTGAGACAAACGCTGCCACGGTCGACCCTCGGGACTCACCTGGCTCTTAAAATTGTCGAGCACACTCTTTTCATACTCCTGACCGATCCGGTTCATGAGCTGGAACATATCGCCGACCAGGCCGGCGGCCCGCGCAAAGGCCCGTTGCACTTGCCGGTCATTTATCGTGCAATTAATTTGCATGGGCTCCCTCGCTCGCTTTGCCGACGTTGTAATCCCAGCCCGGATCAATGCCGTTCGGGATGGTGTGGGTCTCTCCGGTCTTTTTGTCCACCCATTGGTAGGTGCCGTCATCCGGTGCCGCATCCTTGCCTGGCGCAGTTTCGACAACTGCCCGGCAGCGACAGCCCCAACGCTTCGGTCAGGCAGTTCATCGAATTGGCGGTGAACATGCCCGAACAACTGCCGCAAGTCGGGCAGGCGGAGCGTTCGATGGTCTGGACTTCTTCGTCGGTATAGCTTTCGTCGGCGGCCACGACCATCGCGTCGACCAGATCAAGCGCGACCTCCTTGCCGCGCATCACGACCTTGCCGGCTTCCATCGGGCCGCCGGAGACGAAGACGGCGGGGATGTTGAGGCGCATCGCGGCCATCAACATGCCGGGCGTGATCTTGTCGCAATTGGAGATGCAGACCATCGCGTCGGCGCAATGCGCGTTGACCATATATTCGACGCTGTCGGCGATCAGATCACGACTGGGGAGCGAATAGAGCATCCCGCCATGGCCCATGGCGATGCCGTCATCGACCGCGATGGTGTTGAATTCCTTGGCGACGCCGCCTGCTGCCTCGATCTCGCGCGCGACCAGCTGGCCGAGGTCTTTGAGGTGGACATGGCCCGGCACGAACTGGGTGAAGCTGTTGACCACCGCGATGATCGGCTTGCCGAAATCCT